TACCTGGACACCAAATTGGACGAGCAAATCCGAGAGCATATCCGACTTGCGGACCATGTGACCACCACCACCGAACACTTGGCGCAGAAGATACGCCTGCTCAACAAGGCCGTTACCATCCTGCCGAACGAACCATACGAGGCTTACCAGCAGTACTTGCCCGACACGACTGCCGAACCCGAACCGCATCTCTTTAAAATCGGCTGGTTCGGAGGGGCGCAGCACCAAGAGGACATCGCCTTGGTGGAGCATTCGTTTTCCCTGCTTGCCCACGACAAGTCGCTGGATGGGCGATACAAAATCTACCTTGGCGGGTGGAACGACGGCAACCCCGTCTATGACGATTACGAGCGGATGCTCTCCTGCCGTGGGCTGAACAAGAATTACGGACGCATCCAAGCGGCTGACATCTACTCCTATGTGGGCGGGTACAATTTCATCAACGCAACTATCGCACCCTTGCGAGATACCAAGTTCAACCGCCTTAAAAGCGAACTGAAAGTGGTTGAAGCGGGCTGGATGGGCAAGGCTATCATCGCCTCGGAAACCATCCCCTACACCGATATTATCACCCACGGCCACAACGGTTTACTGATACCCTACGGCAAGAAAGACGCTTGGTACAAGGCGGTGAGGAAGTTCGTCAACGAACCCGACTATGCTCGCTCCTTGTCCGTGCAGTTGTCCAAGGATGTAAGGGAGCGGTTTGACATAACCAAGACCGCCGAGCGCAGGGCCGAACTCTACCGAAGCATCGGGCGCAAATTGTGAAATTGGCGGGCAAAGTACATTTAGGGGTAGAGTGATTTACCTATCCCCCAACACCACCAACACCATCGTCGTCACTTGGACGCAGCGGGCCTCTACGGGGGACCGTTACATCTTGCGGCTCACCAACATCGCCAAGAACGCCACGACCGACTTCACCCTGCTGAAATCGGCCAACCTTTCCAACTACACCAACCGCTATGACAAATTTTCGCTTGCCGTGGGGTCGCTTGAAACAGGCTCGTATCGTTATGAAGTTTACGATACCTCTTCCACGGTTGGTGCAGCCGTTGCGGTGGTTGAAACGGGCTTGGCGTATGTACAGGTAGTTTCGCTGACCTTCAACACCTTTGCCAATTCCATCCAGTACACCGTCTTCGGCTCGTCCGATGAGCGAGTGTTTGATTCAACCTTTGACCCCTCTTTCGCATGAGCGTACAAACCCGAAGCCAGTTGGCGGCATCTGCTGCAACTATCACCACCGAAACCGCCGCAGGAGCGAACACCGCCGCCCGTGTGGGTGGACTATTCGACGACCTCGCCGATACCGCAACCCTTGACCGAGAGCGTGGCGTGGCGAACCTGTACCTGGACGAATCCAAGAACTTCACCCCGACCCAAGGGCAAGCCGTCAAGTTAACAACCCCGCTGAAATCGGGACTGCTGACTACTTACAACTTTACCCGCACAACCACCGCCATCACCTACACAGGGACAACAAGTGCTGCTTTGCGGGTGTCTGCCAGCATGGTATTCTCGCAAGGGAACGGCAACCAAATAATCATTTACATTGCCAAGAACGGAACCATTATTCCGCAGTCCATGACTGACATCACGACCGCACATAGTGAGGGTCACTCGGTCACTCTTGAAGCGATTCTGCAAGGTGCGGTCAATGATGAATTTACCATCTACATTAACGCCGTAAATAGTGGCGCAAACATCACAATTTCGGCTCTCAACTTCACCGTACACACCCTATGAGCAGTATAAAACAATCGTTCACCCAATGGCTTGGGATTGAACACAAGGTTCCCGTGATGCTTGAAAACAAAGCGGGAAAATATATCACCTACGGGGCGTTGAACGAGTACCCCTACTATCTGCTGGACAACTACCGCCGCAGTTCCAAGCACAACGCTATTGTGAACGGCAAGGTGAACTACATCGTGGGCGGTGGATGGCAACCTGGGGAGAAGATGACCGTGGAGCAGCAGGCAAGGTATGCCAAATTCTTTGACGGCCTATCCGAGCATGACGACCTCAACGACATCACCGAAAAACTCGTCTTGGACTTGGAACTATTCAACGGGTTTGCCGTTGCGGTTACTTGGAACAAGATGGGGACGATTGCGAAAATGGAGCACATCCCCTTTGAGAAGATTCGTGTGGACAAGGACGAGCGGATGTTCCAAGTCGCTGATTGGTACGACGATGCAATGGTCCAACTCTACCCCAAAATCGGGGATGTCGAAAAGATTCCCGCCTTTGATGCTGACAACCGAATCGGCAAGCAACTGTTCTACTATCGGGTGTATGCTGCAGGCGTGAAGTCCTACCCCCTGCCCGAATACATGGGGGGCTTAGCGTGGATTGAAGCCGATGTGCAGGTGGCCAACTTCCACAACAACAACCTCCGCAACAACTTTTGGGGCGGGTACTTGATAAACTTCAACAACGGCATCCCGACACCCGAAGAACAGGGTGACATTGAGCGTCAAATCAAGCGCAAGTTCAGCGGGACCGACAATGCGGGTCGCTTTGTGGTGACCTTTAACGATGATGTCAGCAAGGCCCCGACGCTTGAACCGCTCACGCCGAGCGACATGGACAAGCAGTTTGAGATTTTGAACAAGGCCATCCAGTCCGAAATCTTTATTTCGCACCGTGTCGTGAACCCGATGCTCTTTGGAGTGAAGACCGAGGGCCAACTGGGAGGCAGGCAAGAACTGGTGGAGGCATACGAACTATTCAAGGCCACCTATGTCAACGACCGAGTGAGGAAGGTGGAGCGGATGATTAACTATTTGGGTTCGTTCAATGGAGTGGAAGGGATGGAATTGATACCCATTGAGCCGATTACCGAGCAGTTAAGCGAGAACGCAATGATTCAAGCAATGACACCCACCGAACTCCGAGAGAAGGCGGGACTGCCTGCCATCGAAGTGAAGACCGAGAGCAGCGTGCAGGATGTCATCACGGCTATTAATAGCCTCTCTCCGCTCGTTGCAAACAAGGTGCTGGAGTCAATGTCACCCAATGAAATCCGTGCGCTTGTATCGCTTCCTGCGAAGGCAGAGGGCCAAGGGCTGATGACCCCCGCTGGCACGCCTTCGGATGTCGTCGGACCCAATCCCCAACCCGACGAGCAACCGCAAACCCCCGCCATGATGGGGAACGACAACATCAAGAAATTGTCGGGCAGGGAGTACCAAAACCTGATGAGAATCGTCCGTCACTATGCCCAAGAAAAAATCACCTTGGAGATGGCCCGCACAATGTTATCCGCTGGTTTCGGGTTGACGGCCGAAGAAGTGAACACCCTATTGGGCGTGCAGGAGCAGGCGTTCAGCGAACCCCAATGGGGCGAAGAAGACGACGAGGACTACGGATGGGGCGAGGAGGAGTTCAAGGTCTTAGAGGTGGTCGCCAGTAAGTTTGGAAGCAGTTCGGACGAGTATGTGGTCATGCACAGTAAGCCAATGCGGTTCGATGCCGACTTAGACGACCAAGTGCGTCAAGCCTTCGCTGAACTGGGGGAGGAGGAGAAGGAACTTGACAAGAAGATTGAAGCCTACCGCAAGAAGAATCGGGACGCATCGGTGGAAGAAATGGCCAAGGAATTTGGAGTGAGCAAAGCGAAGGTCGCCAAGCGGGTGGCCTACTTGATTACCAAAGACCGTTACCCCATCGCAAGGGCGGTGGACCAAATCGCCGAGGAAGGAGCCAAGCCAACGGATGAACCCGTGCTGGAGGTCCGCTACAAATACGCATGGGCCGCAGGATTCAGCAACAAGGACAAGAGGACGAGCCGTGAGTTCTGCAAGGTCATGCTGGACCTCGCTGACCAAGGCAAGGTTTACACTCGTGACGACATCAACGGCATCAGTAACATCATGGGCTACTCCGTATGGAACCGCCGTGGTGGTTGGTATCATACGGCCAGCGGAGTGAATAGACCGCAATGCCGCCATGTATGGGAGCAGCAACTTGTAATCCGTAAGGGCAACAAAATTTCAAAAGCATGAAGGCACTCTTTATCAGCGAACAAACCCTGCTGGACAACTCGGTAATCAACGAGAATGTTTCCTTTACGCAGATTCGGCCTACCATCGTGAAGGTGCAGGAGATGCGGATTCAGCCTATCGTTGGGTCGGCCCTGTACTCGGAAATGGTGGGACAAGTGGTGAGCGGCACAACGACTGCGCTCAACACGACGCTATTGGAGGACTACATCCAACCCGCCATGGTGCAATGGCTCTACTACGAGTTACCCATGGTATTGGCCTTTAAATACATGAACAAGGGAATGGTCCGCAGAACCAGCGAGGAATCTTCCCAAATGTCCATGGACGAAATCACCCGCCTCACCGACAAAGTGAAGAACGATGCCGAGTGGTATTCCGAAAGGATTACCCGCTACCTCATGGAGCAGAAGGCAAATTACCCGCTCTTTAACTCCCCGCCATCGGCTTTGGACACCATCTACCCCAACGGCACCAACTACAACACAGGGATGGCCTTGGATGCTCGGACCCTGCGCCGTGGTGCTGGGCTGGACCGCCCTTGGCCTTACGACCCCTACTGCTCCAACTGCTGAACATGGGCGCACACTCTAAAAACATTCTGAAACTCCAAGCCTATGTCATGGATAAAAATCAAGCAAGCACTCCTTGCGCTTGCAAATGCTCATCCGCAAGTAAACTCCTTCGGGACGGGCGACCCGCTTGCAATCGGGACCGACAACACCATCAACCTGCGAACCCCAAGCCGTGAGCGAATCGTATATCCTTTGGTATTTGCGGATGTTCAGTCAGCGAGTACGGATTTGGGTAGCCTTAACCTTACTGTGGGTGTCTATTTTAGCGACCGTGTTGAATCCATTGCCACGATGGGTGGCGTGGTTTCGGGAAGCCCGACGCTCGGCTGGCAAGACAATGAGGATGAAGTTTTGAGCGACCAACTGCAAATCGCACAGGACTTCATTTCAAGCCTTACAAACGACCCGACGCAAGAGTGGACGCTAAGTACCAGCGTCAGCCTTACGAGGTTTGTAGAGAGCCGTGACGACCGCACGGCGGGGTGGGTGGCAACCTTGTCGTTCCAACTGCCGTATAGCCATAGCATTTGTGAAATTCCGACCTAACCTACATTTACCCTAAAGCAGAATTATGCCAACTCCAATCTTACAACAAATGCTCGGACAGGGCGGTACTTGCGAACTGATTGATTCAGGTGCAGCCGCCACGGGTAAGAACTACGACTTTCTCGTCGTGAACTCTGCCGCAACAATGACCACCCTCACGGGTACAGGCAGCGAGAACCTGCTGACCGCTTACAACTTTTCCACCAAGTCCATCTCCGCAGGCATCGTGATTTGCGGGAGGAACGGCGGCAAGATTACGGCGGTAACGGTTTCGGTGGGTAGCGTCATCGGTTACACCTTCCTCTAACCATGCTGATAGGCTACGGCTACGGCTACCCCCGTTCAATGGTGATGGGCAAGACCCCCGCAGAACTTGCGTGGGATGCCTTCAACGCCCGTGCTACGACCGACGGGGCAGCAGCGGCAGAGGCCGCCGTCAGCGGTTGCCTGCAAGCCCGATTCGCTTTGATATTCAATTTCTAATATGCCCACGCCTTCACTATTGATAGTCCCCGCTCGTTTCAAGACGGGGCGGTTATACTCCCAAATTCCAACAAGCGGAGCGGGGGACTTCACCGTTACCCGCAACACGACTGCGACGAGGCTGAACTCTGCGGGAGTAATTGAATCCGTTGCATCGGGCATCCCCCGCTTGGACTATTCGGTCAGCGGATTTGTCACGGGATGTCCTGCGCTTTTGGTAGAACCCGCTGCGACCAATGAAATACGCAACAACTCAAACACGAATGCGGTCACGGGAACACCTGGAACTTTGCCGACAAACTGGACCGAAACCTTGGCGGGACTGACCCGCAGCGTTATTGCTCTTGGCTCTGAAAATGGCGTTCAGTATATTGATGTAAGGTTAAGTGGAACCGCAAACGCAACAGAAGCCCTCATAAATTTTGAATCCCCCACTCAAACCGTTGCATCCAACGGCCAAGTGTGGACCAATAGTTGTTTTTTAAAGTCAATTTCAGCACCAGTCCCGTACACGGGTTTGCGCCTTAGCACCGTGGAGCGAACATCGGGTGGGGTTTTTGTTGCATCGGGGAACAGCCCCGACCTAACGCTAACCTCCACTTTAAACCGATTTTCGTTTACAAGAACATTATCGGGTGGAGGAACGGTTGCAAGGGTGCAGTCCCGCATCTCTTTTGGCTTGGTAAGCGGAACGGCTTACAACTTCACCGTCCGCATCGGTTATCCGCAGATGGAACTCGGCTCGGTGGCCACATCAGTCATCCCCACCACCGCAGGCACGGGAAGCCGAAGCGCAGATGTCATCTCCGTGAGCGGAGCGGTCAGCGGGTCCATCGGGCAGACGGAGGGGACGCTATACATTGAATGTCAATCCGAATTTGCGACCAATGACATCATCTTCATAAACACCGCAGGAGAAGCAATCGGGAACAATTATTTAGCAATAATAAAAACGAATCAAAATAGGTTTCAAGCATCCGTTAGGGCATCAGGTACAACGGTGTCATTTACCGAAACATCGGGAATCACATCCTTCGCTAAAATAGCCATTGCATACGCAAGCGGGAATACTGCTTGTTTTATTAACGGCCTTCAAATAGGCTCAACAGATACAACAGGATTTTCTTTTAACGCTGCATTAAATCGCATTCAATTTATTGCAGACCAACTTGCAGGCGCAAAGACGACTCGCATCCGTGCCGTGGCCCTCTACACGACCCGCCTCACCAACGCCGAACTCGCAACGCTGACAACCCCCTAACGATGCCCACCTTCCGCAAGTTCGTATTTCCCGACCAAGCGACCGCTGACAAGTTGCTTGCCTATCTGCAACCATTAGATTTTCCCGTGGCCGTGTGGAATATAGAGAAAGGCGTTGGCGTGGACATCCTATTTAATGAGGACTGCCCAAAGCACTTTGAGCCATACCTCGTTTGGCCCACGCCGTGCGGAGTGCATTCCTTCAGCGGTTGGGAAGAACAATATGCCGAGGACCACAAAGAATTTGCAACCTTTTCCGATAAATAACACTTTCAATTATGGGCCTATTTCGCCGTAACCCCGACCAACCAAAACTCCCCCTTATGAAATCAGCCGTCATCGCTCTGCTTCGCCACCTGCTCACCTTCATCGGCGGCACAC